CGCGGCGATTGTATCCCATGTCTCGCCCTGCTTTGTGACGTATTGATCAGGCATAAGAGAGCCTCCTGTCGTCGGCCAATATTCTGGAAAGCATCTCGCGTAACCGAGCTTCGCTGGCAAGCAGGCCGGATTCAAGAGCAGACGGCTTGTCTGTTGATCCAGCAGGCAGGTTGATTGTCGGGGAAAATGATATGCTGATTCCTCCGGCCTTAGGTGTGTTGGCTGATGCAGCGTACTGGACGGGTTGGAGATTGCGCAGCAGGAGAGCCCGTGCATCTGGAAGATCTGGGGTTGTCGGGATCTCTGTTTCATATCTTGCGGTGCCTACTGCCTCCCCGAGTAATGGAGGCTGAACGGTCAATGCTCCGGCAGCGCCCTCAAGAGCGGCGCTCGCCGTCTGTTTCATCCCAGGAGCTGCCTGTTTCATCCCGTTGCCCATGGTGGATAAGACCTTTCGGCCTGATTCCGTAAGCCGAGACAGTGGGCCCTCCTTGGCGTCGGAGAACGGGAGCAGCTTGCGTACCTTTCCCAGCACCCATTTTACGGCCTTGAACGGCGCCGTGGCCACAGCTTTAATTCCGTTGACAAAGGTCAAAACCAGCTTCTTGCCGGACTCGGCCAGATCGATATTCCCAAACCAATCCCATAGGCCGGAAAAGAACGCCTTCACGCTGTCCCATTTTGTGACCAGGAAATATGCACCCGCAGCCAATGCGGCCACGCCAGCAATGACAAGGCCTATGGGATTGGCTGTCATGGCCGCATTGAGCAACCACTGGGCTGCAGTCCATGCCTTTGTCCCGATGGCTACAGACTTGGTGACCACGGCGGTGCCTATGGCCACAGCCTTCTGCTTGAGCAGGGCAATGTTCGTGGCCAAAACGGACGGTCGGAAAAAATCAAACGCGGCTTTTGCAATCAACCAGCCGTCAGACAGTAATGTGCCTGCGTATTTTGCGGCAATGGCTGCGACTTTGATGGTGATCAGTCCGGCAGCTGCGCCGATAACAACGGTGGTGAGCATGGGAAATTTGTCTGAAAAATCGGCCACAACACCTATTGCGGAACCGAGCACCCCCATCACCATATTAAGGGGTGGCAGCAGGACTGTTCCCAACTTAACGCCAGCCCGTGCAATCTGGTTTCGCATGAGCTGTACGTTGTTAGCCGTTGTCTTGCTGCGTTGTTCGTACTCGGCCTGCATGGATCCGGCATACTGGGTGGCGTCGCCGGTCAGCTCAAAGGCCTGCTTAAGGTTCCCGATGTTTTGCAGCAAAGGCATGATCGCGCCCTTGGATTCCTCTCCAAAAAGCTGGGAAACCAAGGAGCTCTGTTCTGCTTTGGGCGCATCCTTAAGGGCTGCAAACACGTCCATGATCGCGCCCTTGGCATCGGTCTGCATCCGCTCAGCCAGAGAGACAGAGTCGAACCCAAGGGATTCAAACGCGTCAGACTGCGCTTTGGTAGCGGCCTGGCCTTTTGTCAAAGCGCCGGTCAGGTTCTTCATGGCGGTGGCCGCGATCTCCGGCCCCGTACCGGATGAAAGCAGAGCCGCACCAAGAGACGCTGTTTGTACCGTGGTCAGACCTGCTGATTTAGCGACAGCCCCTTGACGCTTGAGCACTTCGGCCAACGCCCCTGCCTGCGCGTTCATGTTGTTGGAAAGATAATTTACAGCATCGCCCAGGTTCACCGTCTGGCCCTGGGTTAAATCCATGGCTGCACGCCATGCGGCCATGGTGGATCCCGCTTCGTCCCCGGACAGATCAAAAGCGATGCCCATCCTTGCGGCATCAGTCGCGAATGCCTTGAGCTCGTCTTTTGCAATCCCTGCCTGCCCTGCAGCTGCGACAATGGCACCAATTCCGCTTGCGGCCATAGGAATTGTCGTGGACATGTTAAGGATGTCGTTCGACATGGCCTTGAATGCCACGGGCGTAGGAAAATCCACGACCTTGGCAACGTCAGCCATGACAGATTCGTACTGGATGGCCTCTCGGATGGGAGCGGCCAGTGTCATGACGGCGCCAACGGCGCCGATCATCTGGCCGCCCATCTCCGAGCGAACCTGCTTGTTCTGCTGCGCCTTGCGCATCCTGGCCATCTTGCGTTCTGTGGCCGTGATGGCGGCGCCGAGCTTTTTGTTTTCTGCAGCGGCATCAGAGATGGAAACACCGTATTTACGGGCCGCCTGCGCTGCCCGATAATACCTGGCCTGTGCCTCAGAAACCTGCTGGTTCAGCGTGGAGCTGGAGAAGCCGGCAGCCTTCTGGCGGGCGCTAAGCTCTTCGAGCTCAGCCTGATATTTCACCAGATCCTTTGCGGCACCCTTCTGGATGCGCATCTCATCAAGGGCTTTGCCGATGCCCTTCATCTTCTGAGTAGCGGTCGCGCAGGTCTTGCCGAACGAGCTGCCGAGGGCGGCCCCGATCGTAAATCCTACAGTATATGTCTTCGCCATGATACCCCTACTCGTGCTGAGATTCTTTGATGATCCGGTCTATATCCTGTTTCCAGCCCAACACTTCGGCCAAGCTCATATCCATCCAGAAACCCAAGTCGGTGTGGACGACAATGGACATGGATATGAGCACTGGCCGGAGGTCGTCCCATCCTATGATAAAAAACCTGTGTACTCATCCTGTAGACGACCGTAGTCTTTCATGTCCATGCAATCGAGATCCTCGGGATTCATGTCGCAAAGCCGGGCAAACAGGGCGATCTCTTTTTCTTCGTCGGTCTTTGCGGACTGTGATGCCGCCCGCATATCGCCCACGGTAGGTCTGCGCATCTCAACCTTTGTGATTTCAACGCCATCTTTCTTGAACGGAAACTGCAATTTTATTGTAGCCATATGTCGGCCTCCTTACATCCCAAGACCCAGACCACTGCGGACATCCGCGAGATAGTCCGTGCCATTGATGACGCAGATATAATTATACTTATCGATTTCAACCAGTTCATCACCGTCAATCCACACCTTGATGTAGTTGCACTCGAATTCACTGGATGCATCCTGGGCGGATCCCATATCCATCTTTCCGAGACCGGTCTTTTTGGGAACCGCTTTGACAACCACTTTTTGTGGTACCACGACATACTCTCCGGCGCCGGAATCGTAGACCTGAGCTGCGCCGCGCAGGTCCAAATGATGCGCCTTGGGTTCGGCCAGAGAGATCTGGTTTCCGGTGATGGTCCGCCAGTTGAGCTTCAGGGCCATGGATCCGTAGTGCCCGATCACGGGGCTCTCTACTTCACCGGCAATCCCTGCCCCTTTGACCGTGTCGGTCAGCGCTTCCAGATCGGGCAATTCAACGTCAGCCGTGCCGAGGAGATCTGTGCCGTCCAGGTACACACGGAAGTTAATCAGTTTTTCAGGTGTTTTGTTTGCCATGGTTCAATGCTCCTTATCCGAACAGGGTTTCGAGATAGTCGGGATCGTATTCCAGAATAAAATCGATCTCGCGCGCAGGGCTGGGTGGCGTGATGTACACGTGGAACTTGATCTTGCCGTCCATCGTGTCTGTGCTTGGATTCTCTTCAGACTGGAATTCAACCCGACCACCCAAGATAAATTCACGCGCGGCCAACCCGTTCAGCCAGATGTTTGCAGAATCCACGATTGTCTCAATCAGTCTGCGCGTGATCGGAAAATCAACCTTCTGCCAGTACGTTGTGGTCAGGGTGTTCCCGATCCAGTTGAACATCCTGCGGATAGGCAGAAATGCGTCTTTGACGTCTGTCACAGCGGGATAACACCCGGTCCGGTTGCCCCAACACTTCCAGCCCCCGATGAAGTTCAATGCGGTAACAATGCCGTTCCCGTTCAGATAGTTTGCCTGGTCGGGACCGAGCCACACCTCTTCACCGTCAGCAACGGCTGAATCCATCTGGAACGAATGATTCGACGGGCTCTTATAGGGGATGTCTTCATTGTCGGCATCAATCTGGGCAAGCAGCCCGGCAACCTGCGAGGACATCCAGTACTCATTGTCTCCGAGTTTCACCTTGGGCCAGCAGATGACCTGCTGCTCATCCATGAAGTTGTTCAGATTTTTCAACGAGGGGGCGTCCGTGTATACTGCTGCGCCGTCCGAGCTGGAATCAAGGTCAATGACGGCAATAGCTTTGAAGTGCTTGTTGATATTTCCAGCTTTGGCCGTCATTGTCGCAGCAACGGTGGTGTCATGTGACCAGCCCGGCGCTACAATCTGCCCTGGAACCAACCGGAACATGGGGAATACAGAGTCAACGAGTTCCAGCCCGGTAGCCTTCATGGTTGTCGTATCGATCCCGCCAACAATATTTGCTGTAGTGACCAGGGAGGGGTCGCCGTATTCATAAGACACGGTCACTGTCTCCCCTGCCGTCAGGGAACCGTCAGTAAGGCGAGAGATGGTCCCTGCGATGGCATCGACCGCATAGTCCGTGCCCTCGATCAGCACTGTTTCAGATCCGTTTTTGACTTCGGGGTCTCCAACAATCCCGGGATGCCCGGTATCGATGACACCGTCCACAAAGGTGAGCTCTTCTGCAGTTACCGCTGTCTTGTGGGTAGCCGGGTCAAACACGTTGACCAGGACAACAGGAGCCACATTGAACAGGCCAAAAAATGCGGACATGAATTCACATAATGTGTAGCTGCCCCAGTCGTCAGAATACCCGCACGCGGCCACGGCCTCTTTGTACGTATTACAGAGGACGGGGGTGTTTACCGGCACACTGCCATCCTCGACC